GAAGTGTGTAAAAACTTCTTTTGTATTCAAGTGGTGCATAAGTCCAGTCAAACCAATCATACACATCTCTTTGTGTCATATCGTATGTTTTATCAAGCTTTACTGTTGCATCGCTGTTGTCTGTAACGACAACTCTTATCGTTGCTACATTGCTTATGCCATCAATCATCAAAGTATCAATATCCGATATAGAAAATTTATAATAGATACTATCAGCATTACTGCACTTTGAGCTTCCAAGTTCATCAAAGGCTCTCATGTAGTTAGTAGCACCTCTGTCAAACCAATAGGTGCCTATGCCTGTTACTGGGTTTACATCTATAACTGGATCAATACCAGCTGGAACATCTTGTGTTGCTTCATAAATTCTGTTTGTATCTCCATTTACTTGAACAACATCTTTGAGTGAGTATGTAGCAGAAGCATCATAAACATCTATGCCTGCTTCTACTTGAGTTATGTTTGTGTCTAAAATAACCGCAGGAGTTCTAGGAGCTATAATCATGATACTTTCTCCTCTATTAGCAACAATGTTGCTAGTTGATCTTCACTAAGCTTTCGTGTTTCTCTATTGTCTTCTGCTTGTTGGATAACAATAGTAGTAAGATCTTTGATAGCTTTTGTAAGCTCTTTTGTCTGCAGTGGGTCATTTGAATCTTTTAGTGGTATAACAGCCTCGTTATATCCTGCTTCACCAATCAGTGACAATGTTGGTTGTGTGACTATTCCACCATTTGCAAATGCTGTGTAGCTGAGTTTATATTGTTCTATTTGCTTTTCAAGCTCTGCATATTTTCGTGCATCTGTAAAATTATGTGTTTTTGCTACTGTCAGTTTTCTATTAACTTCGTAGAGAGCTCGTAATGCAAGAGTATGCGCAGCAATTTCAGCCTTAGTATGAACTTTTTGTCTCCATTTATAAGGGCTTTGTAAATCATTTGTGATGCTTTTTTTTGTATTTTCAAGCTGATTAAGATACGAGTTTTCTTTACCTAAAATATCTGATAGCGATTTCAGCTTGGATTGTAATTGTGACAATTTTGAAAAATAATCATCCTTAATTGTTTTGTTTGCTTTCAAAATATCATCTGGCAAAACTCCAGCTTTTGCTAAATCTGAAAAATACTGCTTATATTTATTGTTTTTTAACATCTCTTTTAAATATGCAATATCTTCATCGCCATTTTTTACAGAAAATGCTTTTATCTTTTTGTAAAAATCTCCATAATCATTAGTTTTTAATATTGTTGCTAAATCAATACTCTCTTTTGTTCCTAGTGTATGCCCAACACTAAAACTTGAACTTGAACTTGAACTTGATAAATTTTTTAAATTTCTATTGTTCGCATCTAAAGCTTGTTGGTATAAAAGTTTTAGATAATTTGAAGAAGTAATATTATCAGTTGCAGGCGCTGTGTTTGCTTCTATTTTTGTCAATGTGCCATCAGAAGACAATATAGCGCTGAGATCGACAGTCCCATCATTGTTCCAATCAAACGCTAGTTTTGTACCCCCATCAGGCATTACAGATTTTACTGCATCAACAAGACCATCTTTATTCCAATCAAATTTATTATTAAGACCGTCAATAATTGTATTGAAATCATCAGGTAAATTCCAGTTAAAACCTTTCTCTAATGTTGTCGATAAATTTTCCCAGTCTTGTCCAACGGTGATAGTAAAACCTTTGCTTATTATACTCTGTATAATATTATCATTGTCAACAAGCACTTTCGCTTCCACACCATTTATCGCTAAATGTTTCAGCGTGTCTTCTTTTGCTAATCCTATTGATTTCAATTGCTTCGCAGTTAAAAACTCTATGTTTGATGAAGCACTATCAACAACTTGTACTTTTAAAATATCTACTGTGTTTTGAATTGCACTGTTGATTGAGTCTATTCTGTCATTTAATTGTTTGCTGTAGCTTGGATTAAGCTTGTAAATTTCTGATGCGTATTTTATAAGCGCGTCATAGGAACTTTTAATCTCTTTTGAACTTGCAGATTTATTTAATAGTGCTTCGGTATCATTTGCCGCTCTGTTTGCTTTTGTAAGGTAGTAAAATTGTGCGTCTCTACTGCTAACATTATTTATTTCAAGTGTATCTTTTAAAGAAAGAGAAGCGTTAGTAATAGATTGTAAACTGTTTGCATAATCACTCGTTGCTTTCATAGCATCATACATAGCTTTTTGCATTATATCTGTTATGCGTTGCGTACTCTCTAAGATACTTTCTCTATATTCAACCTCGTTTTTTGACAACTCTGTCAATGATTTAACTACAGATTTGTTTGTATTTAAAAACTCAAGTTCAGCATCAGTCAAGCCACCTATCCCACCTTTGAGATTCTCAAAAAGTTTGTTTAGTTCATCTGTAGTTGTGGCAACTTTTACATTAAAAGATTTTGCCATATCTTGCAGCAGTTCATCTTGTGTTTTAAAACTATCTTGCCACGATTTGATATTACTTTTTGAGCTTGCCATCGCTTCGGCTACCAAGTCTATGGAGTCTTTATAGTTGAGGGCTTGTTCAATGTTTACACCATACGCTTTTGAGAGCTGCTCTTCAAGTTCTATCTTATCTGCTAAATCTTTCTCATCTTCTGAGTTTAACAGTGCAATCTGCTCAGTTGTCAAGTTCATCTTGTCAATGGCTGCTATGGTGTCTTTTAAGTAAGCATCTAGCGACTGCGTGCCTCTTAGTTGATTTACATCTGTGTAGGCTTTTTTTAATGCTTTATTTTTATAAAAATCTCCAAATATGGAGTCATAATCATCTTTAAAATCTTTACCGGCATCGATGATGGTTTGGTAGGAGTCAATGATAGACATTGCGAAATCGTGTGATGTTTTTTCGGCTTGATCTATTATGTCTCTGTACTCTTGATTTGAAATACCAAAAGAGTTAAGATCACTATTGTTTTTTGCTTTTATTAAAAATTCAACAAACTTCCCTGTATCGTTTTTTACAGAGTCTTTTAGATTTAATTTGCCATAATAATCACCAATACTGTAATCAGAATGAACATTGTTGTTTTTGTCGTTTGTGTATTGCGTATTGACATATTTCCCATAACTTATTTCTAAATTTTTAATAATCCCTGCATAGTCATAAACAAGTCCGTTTTGAACGAAATCTTGTAATACCTGTGTATATCTAAGTCCTATAGGTATTGAAGTTGATTGTCCTCTACCCATCAACCCTAACGCTGTTATAGTATCAGCGTGAGATTGATGTGAATATTCTGTGCCTGCCTTGTTTAACTCTTTGGCAACAGCAGTACCACCATACCCGCTAATAGCCTGCAATAGTTCTATCTGTCTGTCAAGCCTGTCAGTAATAGGTTTAACACTCTCTGCGTAGTCCTCTGCTTTTGCTTTGTAGGACTCTTCACGACTGACTGTCGGTGTTGCACCGCCACCGCTTGAACCACTGCCGCCTAGTTGTTGAATGAGCGGCATCACTTGTGAGGCTACCATTGCCGCAGCACCGATGTTTGCAGGAAAAGGCTGTGCCCAAGCGTTTGCTATTGCAGTCCAGGAAGAAGCAATTCCTAGAGCTGATTGCACCGCAGTAAATGCTATAGCAGCATCGCTTCCTTGTTCATAAGCACCTGCCATTGTTCCAGCGAGTTGTGCATAGCCTCTAAGTTCTGCATTGCGTGTTTCTTCATGAATTTTTGCTATGTCTTTATCTTGCATTTTTTGCAAAGCCATAACTTTTTGGCGGTCATCTTGAAACTTTATAAACTGTTTGCCATATTTAGCGTAAGTATCTTGTTCTGCTTTTGTCCCTTTGAGTTCTGCTACATGAAACGCTTGAATAGCTTTAGAGATACCGCCGATTTGTTTTGCCACACCGGTTAAGTTATCACCCCAGTCCATAGCCGATTGCGCTAATTCTATCTGGTAATCAAGTGCGCTTTTGTAGTTAGCATCGAGAATGTCGCCCCACTCTTTTTCTAGGGCTATTTGTTTTTTCTTCTCCTCCTCATCCTCTTTGTACCACTCTTGAAGTGCTTTTATCCAGTCTGCGTCTTCTTTTTTTCTTGACACACTATCTAGTTTATCAACTTCTTTATTTCTCCACTCACGAAGTTTTTTTAATGCTATCTCTTTTGATGCTTCATCTTCGTATGTCTTCTTGACTTTTTTTGCATACTTTGCAAAAGTGTCATTTATTTTTTCTCTTTGAGTGCGTTGCGTGTTTAGGAGTTTGTTTATCTCTATGCTTAATGCTTTTTCTTTTTCTAAACTTTTTTTCGCTTGCAGTTTATCTTGTGCAATTTGCAACTTTTTGAGCTTTTCTTCAATTTCAGCAATATCTTCGCCAACCTTCACAGCTGCATTACTATAATCATGCGAAAGAAAACTATGTGCTGCTTTTTTATTTAACTCCTCTAATTCTTTCTTTTTCTCTTTTAGTAAGTATTCTAAATCGCTTTTAGTTAATGCGTTATCTACATTTAGCATCGCTTTGTGTAAACTAGTAGAGAGTTTATCTATCCATGATGTTAAATCTTTTAGCTCATCTTTTGTGCTTTGAAATGTTGCTTGTGTTATCTCTCCAGTTAATTGTTGCCAAGCATTATCAAGGTTTGATACTGCTACTGTCATAGTATTAACAGCTTTAAAATCTTTGAGTTTTTCAGTAAGCAGACCAACAACATCTTTAGATTCTTTGAGCTTCTTGTTTGTAAGACCTAAGCCATTTAAAAATCTGCCCATATCACTATTTGCCAAAACTGTACCAGTTGCCAAACCATCAACACCTGCTAAAAGCTGATTAAATTCTACACCTGCTGCACCTGCTGCAATACTAATTTTTTTAGTAAGCTCTATCATCTGCTCATTTGATGCACCGGCATTCTTCATACTGACATACATCGCTTTGTAGATTTGGTTAGTTTGTTCTAGGCTGTGTGGGGTTTGTGCATTTATTTTCGCTAGTTCTTTAGCAGTTTTTACAGCCTCTTTTTGAGCTAAATTGTACTTCTCTGCAATAGATAAGTGTTTACCCATTGCAGAAATGTTTGAAGATGTTGCAACAGTTAAAGCAGTAAGCCCTGCGATAGAGTCTTCCATGCTTTTGTTAAATTGAAAACCTGTTGATACTACTGCATCAAAAGCCTCTTTGACTGCATAAATGCCACCAACTTTTGCACCAAGGCTCATAAGTGAATTGCCAAATAGATTAATACTAGCGTCAGACTTTTTTGCACTTCTTGATATTTGATTGAGTTCGCTATCTACGACTTTAAGTTCACCAGTCTTTTTATCAATGCTAATTCTTATTTTTAAGTCTTTTTGCATACTGCTTCCCTACTTATCTTTTTGTAGCTCACTCGCCCAAATTCTCCCCATCTGTAAAACTATTGGAGTCCAATGTTTTACATCAAGTTCATCCCATTCTAAAAAGTCTTTTATTGGTTGATACTGCTTTCCTACAACACCACCCATACCGCCATATTCAAATGGCACTTTTAAAAATACATTTGCAACACTAAAGAGTTCTAAATCATCATCAAGCCACTCCGGCTCTTGGACTAAATCTCCTCGTGCTGCTGCAATATCAGGGTTTAAACTCCCCTGATTGTTTGCATTCTCTTTGCACCATGTATAGAGCCTCTCTATGCGCTCTTTTTGAGCTTTCCCAGCTCTTCATCAAGCTGTGCTTTAAACTCATAGATATTTGCGTCATTAACCTGTTCATCTATGATTTTTGTAACAACAGAATCATCAGCTTTTAAACACTCTTTTAATACTTTTTTTGTAAATGTCAATCTCTCGGCAACATCATCATCAAGCGCGACACCTTTGTCTATTTGCACTGTTGTAGGCTCTAAATACTCTACTGTTTCAACTGAGCCATCTGCAAACTCATACTCAAACTTGAAACCTTTTCTACTTGCTTTAAATTTTTTCATTTTTTTCCTTTTTATGCGTAAACTAACGAGAAGTTGTCATACCCTGCACTTGATTGACACTCAAAAGTCTCATCGTAAACAATCTTTCCGCTGCCGTCATTTTCGCTTACATTTGTAGGGTTGCAGTATGGTGCTGTTAAAGTAATTTTGTTTCCTGCATCTGTTCCCAGTGTAACAACTACAGTTTTTATAGTATTTGCATTTAAGTCATCCCAGTGTGCAGCATTGCCTTTTGTTTTGACAGCTTTTACATTTACGGTGGGTTTGATGTCTGATATATAAAACTCATTTTGCCCAACTGCATTCGTTTCATTGATTTGATTCCCCGTTTTAAACTCAAAATCTGTAAGTGCAATAGCTGCACCGCCTACAGTGATAACAGAAGCATTCTCAACTTTTAAGTTTGTGTTTGTATCAAGAGTTACTGATGGGTTTGCACCGGCTGTCTCTCCAAGTGTTGTAAATCCTTTCATCGCAAAAGAGAATTTCGCAAGCTCTCCTACTTTACCACTGAATGTAATGTCACCTACTATACCTGTAACATCTCTGTATGAACCGTCTAAGTATGCTTTTGCCGTTCCTTGAACGAAAGTTGATGCAGGTGTGTATGTTACATCTGTATCAGCAGTTACCACTTCATTTAAACCACACGCTTTGAGAAGTTCTCCGTACGCCGGTGCTACACCCAACGCCCCACCCGTTCTCGCAATAACTTCCGCTGTAAAGTCAGTAGTCGTAAGCTCTGGAATAGTTTGCGTTTTATTGTTACCGGTTGCTCCGTTTCCAATATTTTTATACTCGATTGTTTTAGCAGTTGGAATCACTAAAACATCAGATGATGTTGTAATGTTGTCTGTATCTGCAGGAACACCACCTGTCTTAAAAAGAAGCGTATTTTTAATTGTCAGTTGATTTGCCATCTTTTACCTTTCTAATGTATTTGTTAGCAAGAAGAGTTTTGACATCCTCTTGCTTCGCTTCAAACTCATCACCGCTTTTATAGAGTTTTTTCCCTATTTTGAGTGTTGTGTTTGGTCTGATTACCTGATAACGCATCACTTACTCTTTTTAGCTTCTGCAGCCTTTTTAGCTTCTGCAGCCTTTTTAGCTTCTGCAGCCTTTTTAGCTTTTAGCACATCAGCTAGTGTTTTGATAGGTTTCTTTTTTGTGTTTTCAGCCATTTTTTACCCCTTAGTTTGTTACAATAAATACAAATTTACTGTTCTTTTGTTGGAACTTTCTATCCCACGCTAGAGCATTTTCAAGTTCTGCAAGAGTTGGAGAGACACCTGATACCGTTGACTTATCGAAACTCCACCCAATCGGATGCACAACAAGCCCTCTACGAGTAACAAACTGTGACGAACCGCCGCCATTACCGCTTAACTCATCTTTCACAAGTGCAACCGCACCCATCTCTTCAGGTAGTGTCTTTGTAGAGTATGCCAATGCACCATTTTTTGCGATTACAGTTGTATAAAGCTTTTTGTTTGTCCCCTGTGCAACAGGAAGCAAGTCATTTACTGTGACACGATATTTCCCATAATACTCAATAGGCATACCACCGTTACTCGGTACTACTGTAGTGATTAAGTCAGCTTTTTTAAGGTCTCCATACACTTTTGAGTGCATAAATACAAAACCAAACTCATCTTGCTTATCTCCAACTTTTCCAACTGCATCAATCGTATGATCCATTGTAAGCGTTACATCAGTAGAAGTTCCATTTGCATCATCATTTGATACATCAAGCACTAGATCCGAGTTGTCATTTGCAATATTATCCGCAGCAACACCTGCAACCGTATTCATCGTTCTGTGCATCAAGTCAATAGCCCAATACTTCGCAACATAGTTATCTCTGATGAACTGCACCGGATTATTTACAGATAGAGCCTGCACAATAGAAGACTCTTTCCACGACTTCGCATAGAGTCCAAGCATCGCATACATAGTTTGCCAACCAATAGAACTAGGCACAATGTCGTTTGTAGAATCATCTATAATGGATGGCTCATCATACGCAGGGTCTGCGATAAATGGAAGCTCGAAAGATTGTCCTGCATCTGCTGCGTTTACAACTGAATCTAGCTTAGGATCCTTTACCAAAAGCCCACTTGTTAAAATATTTTGTAATACCGGAGAAGCATCTATGAAATCATTTGTCCATAGGTCTCTTACGATTACATCTGTTAGTTTTGAATATGCCATGTGTTATTTCCTTTTAAATTTTATACATATCTTCAACGCTGAGATTTTCCCCAGAGTTATTTCCGCCGTTTGCACCGCTTCCACCATTTCCTTGTGCTTTAAGTAGGTGCGGTTTATCTTCAAAAAACTTCTTTAGTCCATCTTCAAGCGATAGAGAGTTTTCACCATCTTTATATTTGAGATTTTCACCATCAAGTTCAACAAGCCCTTTGATGTAAGTTCCTACCAAATCAGCATCAACTACATCATACTTGCCAAGTCCACCATTTAAAGCGGTCTCAATCTTGAGTGCTTTGTTTTGCTCTTGAATAGAAGAGAGATTGTTTTGCAACTCTTGCATCTGTGACTTTTGAGTCTCTAACTCTTTTACAAGCTCACTCTTACCCTCATCTTTTGCTTTTTTAATAGCCTCATCAAAGTTTGCAAGTTTGCCTTCTAAATCATCTTTTGCTTTAGAAACACTCTCAAAGTTTTTATTGAGATCGTTATACTTCACTCTCCAAGATGCACTCTCATCCCGTAACTCTTTTAGGCTTGTAGTTATCTCACCATCTAAAGCCTCAGCCACTTCCTTGTCGATTTTCCCCGCCTCTAGCAGTTCTTTAAGTTTTTTGAACATTACAATTCCTCCCGAATTATTTAAAGTATTATTCACTCTTAAATTTGCATATTTTGGAAAGGTATGCCTAAAAATCAAACTAAACTTTGAAAAAAGGTACACCTATGGCAATTTACACATATAACGATAGTTTTATAATTGATAGTGTCGATAGTGTCGAGATAGATAATGCAGAAGCAAATGCTATTTTAGAAGTTGAGAAGATAGGTATCGTTGATGAGTTTTACAAAGAAAAATCAGTTGTATCAAAGGTTTATATGACACTTGCTACACTGCAGCTCGATAGTGAAGGCATGGAGCAAAAGCGAAAAGCGTATGAGAGAGACTTTAACCACTACATCACTCTTGCAAAGACAAACTCATCCACAACAAATGTCTCAACCATTCCAATAGCAAGGGGATAAAATGACACTCAATGATGTTTTAGTAGATGTAAAAGAGAAGCTCTCAACTATCCCAGATATAAAGTCACTCAAAATCGGTTTAGAGATAGGTGTAGGCTCTAAAGATTGCCCGTTTATCCGTATTATTGCAGGCAATGATGTTAAAGATGGCGGGTATCGCAACATAGATGTCAATATTGTGTATGGCTTTGATGTAAAAAACAAAGATTTGGAGTTGATGTATGAGAAGCTTTATGCACTCCAAGAGCAGATTATAGAAGCACTCCAATACAAAACAAGTATAGGAGATTGTTTCTACATATCAACAACAACCGATGAAGATAGACTAAGCAACCTCAAAAGCTCTATCTCACACTTTAAAATCGAAAATATACTGGTGCAGTGATGAGTGTTAAATTATTTGGATTAAAAGAGATACAAAACACACTTAAGCAGATTGATGAAAATCTCTATCCTGAGATTATAAGGCTATCTACAAATGATGCCCTTGAAAATGTAGAGCGTAGAGCCAAAAAGCATTTGAAATCAGGAGAAATGCAGAATCATATTGCTAATGAAATTCATAAAACATTTGGAGAAGTTTTTATTAGCAATGATGCAATGATGGTTGAGTGGAAAGGCAAAAGAGTAAATTACGCTTCATTTGTGCTTTATGGAACACGACCGCATTGGATACATCCAAAAGAAAAAAAACAACTTCGCTATACAAGTGTAAAAAACTTCGTACACAAACAAGCAGTAGAACACCCTGGCTACAAAGGTGACAATTTCTTACACGACGGCGTGCAAGATACATTTAAAAAGCTCGACAAAATTATAAACAAGGTGGTAGAAAATGAACTTAAGTGATTACGCATTTATCCGTGAGGCATATTTGGGAAGCGGTGGCTTTAGTGATGGCTCATACATTGACAAATTTCCGCGTGAGAGCGATGAGAAATACTCTGAGCGTAAAAAGATAGCATACTACACAAACCTCTTCGCATCCAAGATTAACAGATACATAGGATACCTCTACAAAACCGCACCAATGCGTACAACATCAAACCAACTTATTAGAGCTGTATTTGATGATGTAGATAGTCGTGGAAACTCTGTTGATGTATTTATGAGTAGCTTTGCCAAAAATGCTAAAGCGCTCGGTGGTAATCTTTTGCTTATTGATATGCCCTCAACACTTCCAAACAATCTCAAAGAGCAGTTAGATACAAGAGCATTGCCATATTTCGTTGAGATAGAACCTCATAGTGTTGTGAAGTACAAGATGGATAAGTTCGGTAAATTTGAGTATATCTCTTTTAACTCCACGATTGATAACTCCACATACGACAAAGAAGATATAAAGCAAGTTGTACGCTACTACGATCGTACAGAGTGGCGTGTCTATGATGGCAAAGATATTATTGATAGCGGAACACATAACTTAGGCGTTTGCCCTGTTATCTCTTTTGGTGAAAATGGAACATTCCCAGATGTTGGAGAGTTCAACCAAATAGCACACCTACAAAAGCGACACTACAACCTCAAAAGTGAGCTTGATGAGATACTCAGAGGGCAAACATTTAGCCTTTTAACAGTCAATGCAGATAGCCCAAGTGATATAGAACTCAAACTCTCTACAGATAACGCCATCGTGTATGGCAAAGAGATGACACGACCATCTTTCATAGCACCCGAGAGTGCAAGTGCCTCAATATATCAAAAAGAGATACAAACCATCGAGGATACCATCAATAAGATAGCATACGACATAAGCACCAACCAAGCACAAGAGAGTGGCATCGCACTTGACATCAAGTTTCAAGGGCTTAACGGCTCACTCTCAAACTTCGCTATGAGGCTTGAGGATTTTGAGATAAGAGCGTTTGAAGTAGTAGCACGATACTTACAAATCCAAAACGCAGATGTTACCATCCAATACCCTAAAACTTTCAATATCGTTGATGTAGAAAAAGAGATAAGCACCCTCTCAGAGATTAAAGCACTTGGCTACACCTTGCCAACATACGAAAAGCTAAAACTACAGCAGATCGTGGCAAATGATTTAAATAGTGTTGATAATGATAGTCTCAGCACCATAGATGCTGAGATAGAAGATGGTTTAAAACAATCTACCAATACTGATGCTTAGATAAAGTGTCGGTATTGAGATTTTTCCCATCGTTTGCAAGATTTGGCAACTGTTGAAAGGCGTTTGTCATCTTCTCTAACTCTCCTCTAATTGCTTTAACTTTGTCATCTGCTTCTGAAACTACTGTATGATATCTATCTTTAAACCTTATAAGTGTTTGTTTGAGTAACTTGTTTTGATTTTGCAGCTTATCCACAACAAATTCAAAGTTTTTTGCAGTCTCTTTCCATCTTTGAAGTGCTATGTTATCGCTTGGTACTTCTGTGACTGTGAAAGGCTCTGCGTGTTTTGCATCATTGCCTACTCTCGCTTCAAGATAAAGCACTTTCTCCTGTAAAAACTCTATCTTCTTGTTTTTCTGTGAAAGTTGTGATTTGTAGCCTCTTATTTGGCTGTTGTGTGCCAATGATAAAAACTTCTTCTCCATATCTATGAAATACTGTCGTGCCTTTTTACCCATATCTGTACGACTTGCCATTGAGATATGCTTTGAGGCTTCAAGTGTGATGATATACTCTTTTCGTGTTGTAGTTCCACGACCTGCTTTTACTCTTTGCTTGTATGTGATGTAATCGATATTCTCTTCAAGCCCTAATGATTTTATTTGAGATTTTATCCAATCCGCAAAAGGTTTTTTTATCTCAAGATACTCATAAAGTTCTCTTGCCTCTACACTATTAACAGTTTCTGCACCTATTTTCTCTTGAACCAACTTTATTGAAACTTGCATTTTATTCTCCTCAAACTATTGATTTTATAGTTTATTGATAGAATTGTATATAAT